TGCGGCATGAACGCAATCACCAAGCAAACCACCGGCTTTGCCCTGCAGCCGGCCAGTCTGCAAGAGGCCATGCAGATGGCCGACATGCTAGCCAAAAGCCAGATGGTGCCCAAGTGCTACCAGAACAAGCCGCAGGACACGCTGGTCGCCATGATGATGGGTTCAGAGCTGGGCCTGAATCCGATCCAGTCCCTGCAGAACATTGCAGTCATCAACGGCAAGCCGGCCATCTACGGCGACGCCCTGCTGGCCCTGGTGCAGAACCACCCGAAATTCGGCGGCCATGAGGAAGCCTTCGATGATCAGACCATGACCGCCACCTGCACCGTCTGGCGCAAGGGCGAACAGAAAGCGCACAGCGTCAGCTTCAGTCAGGCCGATGCTCAGCGCGCCGGCCTATGGGGTAAAGCCGGACCCTGGACGCAGTACCCCAAGCGCATGCTGATGTGGCGCGCCCGCGGCTATGCGCTGCGCGACAAATTCGCGGACGCCCTGGGCGGCCTGATCACTGTCGAAGAGGCGCAGGATATGCCCGTCGAACGTGAGCTGAACCCGCGCCCCACCGCACAGCCAGAACCCGCCCGCCCGGCGCTGGAGCACTACCCGGCAGATGATTTCGACGCCAACTTCCCCAAATGGCAGGCCGCCATTGAGGCCGGCAAGATCACCGCCGATCAGGTCATCGCCAAAATCGAATCCAAGGCCATGCTGACCGATGAGCAGCGGGCGCAGATTGAAGGAGTTACCGCATGAAGATCCTGAACATGGTGCAAGGCACCCCGGAATGGCACGCCGCCCGCCTGGAACATTTCACCGCCTCCGAGGCGCCGGCGATGATGGCTGCCTCCAAGTACCAGACCCGCACCGCCCTGCTGCAGCTCAAGCACTCCGGCGTAGCGCCGGAAGTCAGTCCCGCTCAGCAAGCGATCTTTGACCGGGGCCATGCCGCCGAAGCCGCGGCGCGGCCCATTGCCGAGCGGGTCATCGGCGAAGAGCTGTACCCCTGCACCGCCGTCAGCGACGAACACCCGCATCTGCTGGCATCGTTCGACGGCATCACCATGCTGGGCGACGTGATCTGGGAGCACAAGCTCTACAACGACGAGCTGGTGGCGCAGATCGCCGCTGACGACTTGGACCCACACTACTTCTGGCAGCTGGAACAGCAGCTGCTGGTGTCAGGCGCCGAGAAGTGCCTGTTCATGTGCTCGGATGGCACCGAAGAGAACTGCGCCTGGATGTGGTACGAATCCACACCGGAGCGTTTCGCGGCTCTGCTCGCTGGTTGGGAGCAATTCAAGGCCGATCTGGCTGCCTATACCCCCACCGAATCCAAGCCGGAGCCGGTCGGCAAGGCTATCGAGGATCTGCCCGCCCTGCGCGTCGAGCTGTCCGGCGAGGTGCGCGCCACCAACCTGCCCGAGTTCAAACAGCGCGCGCTGGCGATGATCGAAGCGATCAACACCGATCTGCAGACCGATCAGGACTTCGCCGACGCAGAGAAGGCCATCAAGGCGCTGGACAAGGGCGAGAAGCAGCTGGAAGCCGCCAAGAAGGCCGCGCTGGAACAGACCGCCAGCATCGATGAGCTGTTCCGCACCGTCGACCACTTGAAGGCCGAAATGCGCGACAAGCGCCTGGCGCTGAACAAGCTGGTCAAGGCTGAAAAGGAAAACCGGCGGGCGCAGATCATCAACGCCGCGCGCGAAGCCTTCCAGCAGTGGCTGGAACAGCAACAGAGCCCGATCCGCCTGGGCATCAACTTCACCCCGGCCGAGGCCATGAAGGGCAAGAAAACCATCAGCAGCCTGCAGTCTGCCGCCGATGACGCCCTGGCCGCCGCCAAGATCGATGCCAAGCAGACCATCGATCGCCTCAAAGCCAACCATGACCTGCTCAAGCAGCAGAGCGAAGGCTTCGAGTTTCTGTTCAGCGATTGGGCGATGCTGATCGAGAAGGCAGCCGATGACCTTCAGGCCACCATCGACGCCCGCATCGCCAAGCACAAAGCCGACGAACAGGCGCGGCTGGAACGCGAACGCGAGCAGATCCGGCAGGAGGAGGCCCGCAAAGCACAAGCTGCCGCCGAACGCGAACGCCGGGAGCGGGAAGCCGCCGAGCGGATGCAGCAGGCTCAGGCCGAAAGTGCAGCCCTCCAAGCGCAGAAAGCCGCGCCAGTGGCACCGATCCAGCGCCATGAACTGGTGGACGTAGCCGCCGAGGATACCGTCACCATCAGCCGGGTGGAGTATGAACAGCTGCTGGCCGACCAACGCAAGCTGCGCGCACTGGAGCAGGCCGGCGTCGCACACTGGAGCGGATATGCGGAAGCCGTCGAAGCCGCTACCTGACACCCTCCTCGCCCTCTGTCTGGAGGGCATTCACCGCTCCACCACCCCCGAACAGCTCGATACCACCGCCGCCGACTTAGCCGAGATCCGGGATCAAAATCCGGAGTACGACTGGCGGCCGGTGTATCGGGCGTTTAACCAGCGGAGGCACGCGTTATGCCCTGCCCCACCTGTATCGACGGCATCTGCAGCAGCCGGTGCCTCGGAGTAACCGCCAATGGAAACATTCCTGATCTACCGCAACGGCCAACAGATCGCCTCGCTCGATCTGAAGTGCCGCCCGCAATTAACCGCCCCCGCCGCTGCTCTGAGAGTCGCGGATGGGATCTACCGCAAAGCGCCCGGTGATGTGATCCGGGTGCAGCCAGTACGACATTGAGGAGCCAGCATGGCCAACGATTTGAATCACTGCACTTTCATCGGACGCCTGGGCGCCGATCCTGAAATTCGCTACCTCCCCAGCGGAGAACCCGTCGCCAACCTACGCATTGCCGTGGGCGAGAACTGGAAAGACAAGCAGACCGGCCAGAAGCAGGAGCGGACGGAGTGGGTCAGCTGCGTCATGTTCGGCAAGCTGGCTGAAATGGTTGGCAACTACTGGCAGAAGGGCACTCAGGTGTTCGTCGCCGGCAAGATGCGCACCCGGAAATGGCAGGACCAAAGCGGCAACGATCGCTACTCCACCGAGATCGTGGTGAATCAGGTGCAGACGCTGAAGGACGGCATTCAGAACGGCCAGCAACCGCAGGCCGCGCCGCAGCAGCAGCGACAGTCGGCACCGCAACGGCAGCAGCAGTATCAGCAGCCCGCGCCGGTGGATGATTTCGACCCGGATTCTATCCCCTTCTGATAACCACCAAGCCCGCACCTCGCGGGCTTTTTTCATGGAGAGAAGCCATGGCCGACGAAGCCGACATTGCCGCTGAAGCGGCCGAACACGCCCTGCAAGTGGCGATCAGCAAGGCCGCCCGCCGCACAGAATATAACCTGGAGCCGGACGAATGCTGTCACGCCTGCCGGGCCGAGATACCCGCCGGGCGCCTGTTCTGCAATGACGCCTGCGCCACACGTTATGACCACCAGCAGAGGATGAGGGGATGACCAGACGCAAAGCCTACTCACCGCAGAAACGCCGGCAGCGCACGGCCAACCACGCCATCCGCAACCTGATGGTGGCCTACACCACCTGGCTCGATGGCTGTGTGCTGTTCGACCACAAGCGCAAGGTGCTGATCCACCCAACCCCGGAACTGATCGCAGCCTTCGACTACCCGCACCGCTGGTCGATCCTCTGTGCCGTATTCGGCCGCAACCAGTTGGGCGAGCATTACATCAAGTCCGAGATCATCGAGGCACAGGCGCCGTACAAACAGGCGGATCTGGCCCCGCTGGCATGGGAGCGCCACCAGAAGCTGCTGGACTCATTCCCTCGCCGCCATCTGATCGGCGTCGGTTGGCTGGCCGATCCGTTCGGCAGCGACATCAGCGAGCAGCAGGCGGGCGAGATATTCGACGGGCTGGGCGTCTGGAAAGCACAGACAACAGCCGAGGAAGTTATGGCGCAGATTGAGGAGGCAGCATGACGCAAGACGACAGCCATCACGTCAAAGAGCACTACGGCATTGACACGAAAACCCTCGCCGACGAGATGGGCGAGGAGTTTGCGCGGGAGTGCATGGGTAAGGAGGCAACCGGGTGACCGCCTACTACAACGAATTTGACCCCTATGCAGCCCAATGGCTGCGCAACCTGATTGACGCCGGGCATATCGCGCCGGGCGACGTAGACGAACGGAGTATCGAGGATGTCCTGCCAACTGACCTTGCTGGATATACACAATGCCACTTCTTCGCTGGAGTCGGAGTGTGGTCGCTTGCTCTTCGCCGCGCCGGATGGCCGGATCATCGCCCTATCTGGACAGGAAGTTGCCCGTGCCAACCTTTCAGCGCGGCAGGCAAAGGCGCTGGGTTTGCTGACGAGCGGCACCTATGGCCAGCATTCCACCACCTCATCCGAGAGTGCCGCCCTGATGTCGTCATTGGCGAGCAGGTTGCAAGCAAGGACGGCCTCGCTTGGTTCGACCTTGTACAAGCTGACTTGGAAGGAGCGGGTTACGCCGCAGGGGCGGTCGATCTCTGCGCTGCGGGCGTCGGTGCCCCGCACATCCGGCAGCGACTGTTCTGGGTGGCCCACGCCAGCAACCTCGGACTACAAGGGCGGCTATCTGGGCGGGAGGATTCGCAACGGGAAACTGAGCACGGATCGGCTGGATGTGACGGCACAGCTTGCGAGTTTTGCGGGTATCCATTCGATATCGACCTCCTCGGGCGATACGGGTGCCCGAACTGCGAAGGCAAAGGCGAACTTGGCGGGCTGGGGAACGCCGAATGCTTCCGCTCCGGGAGGTACGCCGGAGCAGGCTCTGGCCCGCAAGGCGGGACTGAAGTGCGGCCAGTCTGTCACGACACTGGACCATCAGGTTCAGCTTGCCGGGTGGCCCAGCCCAACAGCAACGGATGCGAACCGGGGCGTTCTGCCGCCGAGGCCTCACGACTCCGGGATACCACTGGGGCAACGAGTGGCACAGATCGACATGGACAGCCCGGCCCGACTAACGGCTTCTGGCGAGATGCTGACTGGCTCTTCTGCCGGGATGGACGCTGGCGGCCAGCTGAACCCGGCACATTCCCGCTGGTTAATGGGGCTTCCGCCCGAGTGGGACGCCTGCGCGCCTACGGAAACGCCATCAATGCTGAAGCGGCGGCGCAATTCATAGCCGCTTATATGGAGTGCAGACCGTGAACGCCATAACCAACATAACCACCCGCTGGCACCAGTCCCGCAACCTACTGCTGGCCAGTATCGCCCCGCGCCTGACGGATCTGCGCGCCCTGCTGTCACCGGGCACCAGCGTCACCATTACCCGGGACGGGATCAGTGCCAGCATTGGCAACGAGCGGTTTGCGATCAGCACCGGCGTAGAGATGGAGGCCGATCTTGAGGCCGTGTGCCGGTTATCAGAGAGGAGAGTTAGGGGATGAGCGGAATGGGATCACACCAGTCAGCCGCCATGCTGAAAGATGAATGGCTGACACCGCCTGATATTGTGCGCCGCCTTGGCGCCTTCGATCTTGATCCATGTTCGCCGGTGAGCCGGCCTTGGGATACAGCGGCCACACACATGACCATCCACGATGACGGCCTGGCGAACGAATGGCACGGCCGTGTCTGGCTTAATCCGCCATACGGGCGCGAAACGGGCAAGTGGCTGGCCAGACTGGCCGATCACGGCAACGGCATCGCGCTGATATTCGCTCGCACCGAGACCGAGATGTTCTTCAGCGAAGTGTGGGAAAAGGCGGATGCGCTTCTGTTCCTGCGCGGCAGGCTCCACTTCCACCACGTTGACGGGCGGAGGGCAGCGGCAAACGCAGGTGCTCCATCGGTTCTGATCGCATACGGCGCAAACAACGCGGGTGCGCTGCAAGCATCCGGCATTGCCGGGCAGTTCATCCGCCTTCAACGGGAGATTGCAGCATGAGCCAACACCAGCCAGCAGGCTCCATGTGCGCCGCCTGCAAATACACCAACGCAGACTGTAGCGAACTGAACTTCCGCGCCATGCCTCCCCTTGCCCGCATCGAGGGCGAGGAGGAAACGGTGGTTGTGGTGCGGTGCGTGAATTTTGAGAGGGGTGAGGATGAAGCGTAAACAGCGCCCCACCAGTCAGCACTGGTGCTGGCAGCAGGCATGCAGAGAGATGAACGGACACGGGAGGCGTGGATGAGCGAATACATAACACTGATATTCAGAGCCGATGATCTTGGCGAGCATGAGCGCAGATCGCTGACTGATCGGTCAGTGTGCGCAAGCTGGAGCCACGCGATAGATGATCGCAAACTCGCAGAGGAGAAGATCGAACAACAAGCCGCCGAGATCGAGCGGTTAAACAGTGCGCTCAAGAAGCAAGCAGCGGCAGCAAAATCCGGCATGAATGCAGCAAAACAGGTGAGTAGTTACCAGCTCGAAGAGGCAAAGCGACTACGGGCCGAATCATCGCCGGAAGCGCTGGAAAGCGAACGTGCTGCGAATGCCAGGATGACTGACGAGATTGAGCGGTTGCAGGCCGAGATTGAGCGGTTGCGTGCAGATTTTGCTGATGCGCGGAGCTGCGCAAAGGTGTGGGAGCTGGAGATGCAGCGCGCCCGCGCCGATGAACGAACCGCCATGCACTACCTGGGGCAGATCCGGAAGACAGTCGCACCAGATGTGGATTTTCCAACTCTGGTGCGGATGTGCGGTGAAATACAGGCGCAGACGGTGGATACGCTGATCGATATGAGCGAAGGGGCGACGATTCATCAGTGGCGGATAGCCGCGAAATCCTACGCCAACCAACTCCGCGCCAAAGCCAGCGAGGCATAACGCATAGCTAAGGGGCCGCGCTTTGCGCGGTCCCGCTTGATCGCCGGGTTAGGCAACAAACACTAGGAGAAAGACATGGCATCACAACTGATTGGCACTACCGAAACCGGCTGGTTTAACCCTGGCGTGAACCCGCCGCCGTTTGACATGAAACTGCTGCTGATGGTGGCA